TGGTTCTAGCTCCAGATATGTTGGCGAAGAGTGTGTTAAGATATACAACCCGTTGATCTATTGATAAAGTTACATTAATACCATAGATGGTTGGTAGTACCCTCTCTAAAAGAGGTATGGATTTAGGAAATATTTTACAAAGTACAGTTCTTAGTAAATCATACGCGAAAGATGGAATTCTTGCGTCGCAACGAGAAAAGTCCCACTCGCCAGCTGTTAAGCCATTGAGTTTTGTGAATTCTTGGAAGAGTTTCATATTATCTGCTTGTTCCTTGTTGTTTAGGCCACAAAAATTCGATTGAACAAAACCACCCACCCAAGTAGTGTGAGAAGAGTGTTTACGTTTGTTTTTCATAGCTGTATCAAAAGCATTTAATATAGTTCTTAATTCCGCGAGTTCTTCTTGAGGACAAGTCCAGAAGAGACGAGAAACTCCACTGCCTTGTTCAGTCTTAACATTCGGCTTAGTTTTATTGTTTAAGCGAAAGCAAAGTTGATTATGTCTCTGGGTAGGGCGGAGTCCTTTCAGTGTATCGAGATAAGATGTAGGTGTAAGTATACCAATTTCTTGGTACATTAGTTCAGTAAACATGTTAATTGCTTTACCGAAGGAAGAAGTTTTTGGAGGGTAATTGGTGTTTAAAATTGAGAAATATCGTTCATAACATCCATTTATTTTTGCATAATCAGTTATATTATTGCCTTTTTGGCGACGGGGGGGATAATAAACTGGTTTAAACAGTACTGAGGATGGCATGATTGCTAAATAACGATGATTGTCAATAATAAGTGATTTGTGTTTTAAAGTTGACGTATAGAGAGAATAGATAGTTTCTAGGCTTTCTTGATTCTGGTCGACAAGTTTTTCTAACGATTTTGTGTGAGATCCAAACTTCACGTTACCATGTTTATTTGTGAAGGTGATGGTATCACCTTTTGCTAATAAATTAGCAGTCGCAATCGCAACTAAGGGCCCCCATCGTGTGGGGATGGGACGTTTGGGAGCTCTAGAGCGTCTGGTTCTTCAATAATCGAAATATTATTATTAAGATTATTATTGTTAAGTGGGTTCCTTTGAGGATTACTAGCTATTTGAGCGTATGTAGCTTTTCTTGGGATAGGTCCGTCAGTACTAGTTAAAACTGGATTGTTAAGTTTATTAGTATGAGAGAACAAATCGGCCGTAATTTTACCCAATTCTTTAGAGGCAGTCAACATTTCATCTGAATTAGCATGTTCAACAGTGGCTTCTTGAGTGAATAGTCGATTGTGTAAAGTAGTATGACGTGCTTGTTTAAGCAGCAAAGTGAGGAGAATTTCTAGATCTTTCTTAGTTGCACCTTTCTTAAATGCAGGTAATAAATGTAAATTGTAATATCCATATTCACCTAAATCTAATAAAGTAGTTAATTGACTATCGAATAGGTGTTCTTCCATTGATACATGTTTCTCATTTACTATGTACTTAAATTCATCAGAATCAGTAGGATTTGGAAAAGGAGGACAGTTATCTAGCAAGGTGGAAGGAATAACAATAGTAGTTGTTTCTTTATCAGTAGAGAATGGAATAGCGTCAACAATTATTTCTGGTGTATGGTCTTGATTAATTAATATTAGTTGTTCACTAACACTAGTTAACAAATCATGAGTAGATTTTGACACGAGAGGACAAGAAGTTGGGTAGAAATGTTTTGCATAGTCGATCACTTTCTGTGAGATAGCGATCGTTTCGTCATCATCAGGTTTAGAACTTGATGAGTTTACGGTTTTATCCCCAAGAGGGGACACATTGTTAGAATCAGAATCTGAAGCAGTTGACGATGTGTCATCTGTATCTTTGAGCCGATTCGAAACAGCAGGAGTAATTTTCTGGGAAGAATAATATTCAGAGAGGCTTTCTAAGTTTTGAGGTGTACGAAGAATAGTGTAGATATAAACATATCTTAACACAGATAGTTGGTAAACAATTGTTCTTGCGGTGGACAATGTTTTAATAACCGGTGATAAATTCAATACGATGAGTTTGTTTTTACCATGTTTGCATTCTGATAATTTCTTTCCAGAGGTAGAGTGCCACTTACCCACACGTTCAGTTTTAATCCGATTCATGCGGGAACCAAGATCTTTAAGTTCATCCTTACCAACTATATGAAAATCGGTAGGTGGATAGGTACAGCCTTTTTGATTTAAATCAAAGAGGACTGCATTAGATTTTAAAAGATCTTGTGACAATTTGGGGTCTTGTTTGGTACTTATGAACTTATAAGTCAATTTATCTTGAGGAGTCTGAGATTTCTTAGGACTTTCTTGAGATTCTTTTTCTTCTGTCACAGCAGTCTTAGATACTGTGGGGTCGGCAGTGGACGAGTTGGCCTCTGTAGCGCAAAGTGGTTCTACAGTTTTGACAGATTTTGGAGGATCTTGGGAAGGTTTTTCATTTTCTACAATTGGTGGTGGTATCGTAGGAATTTTTAAAGATTTCTTAGTAAGAGCTTTAACCAAGTTATCCGACAAGTTGAATTGTGCGTCAAGAGCTATTTCATCACGAGAAACACCTAAGTGTTCATCGATATGATTTAATAATGTCTTATAC